AATAATCGACCAGACTTTGACAGTGTATATAGAACATCAAAGTTTGTTATAACGCCAGAAGATCAAAGATTAGGATATAATTTTGCAAAAGTTGTTCATGTTACTGATGATGGTGACGAAGAATCAAATACAATTGAGTGGATTAATGATAATAACACAGACACACCAGATTTTACAGATAATGGTGCAGCTACTTATTCCATTGATTCTGCACAAATATCTTCAACAGAGACAAACAGCTTATCTGGAATTGCATATTATAAAAAAGTAACAAATGTACCTTACGAAATAAGCGTAAAAAATATGTATAAAAATATTTACAGTTCGGCATCTGATGCTGTTGTAGTATCAGATGCAGATAATAATTCAAAAATTAAATCTATTTTATTGACAGGTATAAATAATAATGCAATTACGAATGTAGGATCACATACTTTGCCTGGCAATTCAAGATCTGGAAGTAAAGCTTTACCTGTTATAACAGCTTTAGGCGATGAGTTTGAAGTTCTAAAAGTTGCATCAATCTTTGAAGTTGACTATGCTAAGTCTATACTAGATTTAGACGCAGTTGATAATTATGCAAATATGAACGACATTACTATTAATACAACTGTTAAACATCCAATAAATGCAGCTAATGGTGAAATAACAAGTGGTGTTAATGAAACTGCAACATCAAATAAATTTTTGCAATATACAGTCAGTACCGATAATCAATCTTTAGTTGAAGAAGACTTTAGTAACGAAACAAGAAGACTTCTTTCTAGCTGGGCAAACGCAAATGATAATCAAGCAGCTGCAAGTGGATCAAGTTGGGTCTCTACAGCAGAGCTTACTGACGGGTTAATGATGTATGACGATAAAATTAGATATCCTGATGGTGACTTTAGAGATGCAAATGTAAATATACATGCGCCAGCTGGCAATCCAAACTATACAGGATCTACAGGAACAAAGAGTTTTTATAGAATATTTCAAAACACTACACAAAATGCTAAAACTGGATTTAGTTTGCAACTTCAAGGTAGTGGTAGTGTTATAGTGGACCCAGGCACAGCTTTCTCTGCAACAAATATTAAAATAGCAGTCAAGATACCAGAAACTGGCGATGCACAATCAACAGGATATCTAAATATTGCAAAAGCATTTGAAACAGGACAATATAATGATGGTGATGGCTCTCTAAGTGGTAATCTATCAAATTCTATTACAAACGGGCAGACAATAACAAATACAATAACTTTTGGACAAAAATTCCTGCAACCTAATGAATACTTTGTTTTAAAACTGGAAGCAAATGAAAATTGGACAGGATATTTAAGTAATATAACAGTGGATTGGAGTTAATAAATGTCGTTATCATCTTCTTCAAAAGAAAATATTTCACTTAAAAAGCTAGTTGGTAAAGCTCATACTTCCAACGCACTTGAAGCTTTTAATGAAAACAAAACTACAGGTTTGACGTTAAGCACAACTTCAATATTTGCTGAAACTATTTCTACAACTCCTGTTAGCACAAACCTATATGAAATTACAGGCAATACTGTAGAGTATGTTAGATTAGTAGCAACAGCTTTACCTGAGTCACTTGTAAATGGAAAATATCATGCTTTTAAATTAAGCTTGCCCACTGATTATGAAGCTAATTCATCAAATACAAAGGCAGGCACATTATCTTTTTTAGACAGTCAAGTCTTAAATACTTCGATTGGAAAACTACAATTAGTATCACCACAGTTTTCTGATTTATATGAAGCAAAAGTTTACTATAATGGTGATGGAACAAAGTCAAACGGTACAAGAATTCCTTTATTAGACGACAGATCTTGGTACTTGGACTATTTTAATGGCATACTTTTTCAAGAAATACCTCCAGACAATGCTAATGAAAATCCAAGTCATGTTGAGGCTTATATTTATATTGGTAATATGGCTTCAACGGAAATAGCTAATGGAAGTGTTGATTTAACAACATCATCAATTGGAGACTTGAGTGATGTTAGTATTGCAGGAATACAAGATGGACAAATTTTAAAGTGGGATACTGATGCAGTAGGTGGTCCTAAATTTGTACCTTCAGCAGATGGTGGTAATGGTTCGTCTTTCACAGCAGATACTTCTACATTATGGGCTTTAGATGACAATGGAAATCTATATCCTCATGGAATAATTGATGGAACTTTAGATACAGGAATGTTTGCAATAGAGTTAAGTTCTGGCAATATGGATTTTACTAGTAATAATACTACTTTAGATGATATTGTTAATGCAATACAAAATATGAATGCTTATACTTTATCCGGTAGAAATCAGGCTAGCATAAGTGATACTTATTGGGAGTTTGATGTAAACGGTAATGTAACACCTAAAGCTGCTGAATAATATATTCAAATCAATAAAACTTTTTGCAAACTAATAAATATTTATAAATGAAATGAAATCAAGTTAGGAATAATAAAATATGGCAACTCGAAATTTAGTACCAAGAGGCAATAATGAAGGTAGTTTAGGAATCGACGGTCAGCGTTGGTCCGCACTTCATGTAGCCAGCATATCGACTGATACATTAAAAGTAACTAATATACAGTTAAAAGCAAACGACAATTTATCGCTGTTTACTAAAGGTGCAGGTATAGAAGATATATCAACAAATGGCAGCGGACAATTTGTTATTGCTATGGACGATACTTTTTTATCAAGTTTAGGCTTTAATGCAGATGGTTCAAAACCTGACTTTTCTGCTAACGGAACAGTTTTGGCAGGTGATAGTTTTATTGTTGCTATTAACAAGTTAGATACAGCAGTGAGTAATGTTGCTGATCCTACTAGTTTAGATACAACAAACTTTACAAACGGTGTAATCGACACAGATATTTCTGACGTTTCCGGTGCAGATGATACTCTTGCGTCAGCAAAAGCAATAAAGACTTATGTAGATGCTCAAATAACTCTACAAGATTTAGACTTTCAAGGCGATAACGGAGGTGCTTTAGCAGTAGACTTAGACAGTCAAGTTTTGACGATTGCTGGCGGAACAGGATTGACTTCAACGGGTGCAGGTCAAACTTTAACTATGACTTTAGACGACACAGCAGTAACGCCAGGCTCTTACGGATCAGCAACAGCTATTCCAACATTTACAGTCGACCAGCAAGGTAGATTAACAGCAGCAAGCTCTGTTGGAATAACAACAGTACTTACAGTTGATGCAGATGGCGCTGGATCGCAAAACGTTTCTCTTTCAGCAGACGATTTACAGATTTTAGGTGGCACTGGATTAACATCTTCGATTTCAAGACCTGATGTTGATGGAAACCCAGGCACAGATGTAATAGTTTCAATAGCCTTAGACGACACATCAGTAACAGCAGGCTCTTACGGATCAACAACAGCTATTCCTACATTTACTGTAGATGATCAAGGTAGACTAACAGCAGCAGGAACAACTAACGTAGCAATTCCTTCAACACAAGTTACAGACTTTGAAGAGGCTGTACAAGATACAGTAGACGCACAATTTGATAATGGTACACATACAGGAATTTCTGTAACTTATACAGATGATGGTGGTGGAAGTGATGGTGCTCTGAGCTTAGCAATCATAAATTCTGGTGTAACAGCAGCAATGCTAAATAACGACATAATATCAGGAAAATCTGCTTTAGAAGCCGGTCTAGCATCAACAGATGAATTTTTAATTAGTGATGCAGGTACTGTTAAGAAAATGGATGTTTCAGTACTTCAAACATACTTGCAGTCTAACTTAAACTTTACATCAAACACAGACGTTGATGTATCTAAGGCAAATTTATCAACAAGATTAGCTTCATATGATAGTAATGATACTTTAAACATTGGTGATGCTGATAATGATACTTCGGTAGTTATTAGAGGTAACTTAACTGTTAAAGGAAATACAACTACAGTGGATTCAACTACAGTTAGTATTCAAAACGCATTTGTTTTTGAAGGAGCAACAGATGATGAATTTGAAACAACTCTAACAACAATTGATCCAACAGCTGATAGATCAATAACTTTGCCAGACCAAAGTGGTAGTATCTTAGTTTTAGACTCAGCTACTGCTGATAATGATAAAAATACAGTTGTTACTTCAACACCTTCAGAACTTAATCTTTTAGACGGATCAATAGCTGATACTGTAGTTGATAGTAAAGCAGTCATTTACAGTAATGCAGGAAACGTAAGAGCAACATCATTTACTGGCCCGTTAATTGGAGATGTAACAGGCAACGCTGACACTGCTTCTACTTTGGAAACTGCTCGTGCCATAACACTTGGCGGCGATTTAGGTGGTACAGCAAATTTTAACGGTTCATCTGATATTACGATAAATGCTACAATTCAAGCTGGATCTGTTGAAAACACAATGTTAGCAATCGACGGTTGGTCATTAAGTTTAAACGGTGCAGCACAAGAAGATATAAACTTAGGCGACACTTTAGACTTTAACGGTACAGCTAGTCAAGTTACAATAGCATATGACGCTGCAAATCAAGATCTAACATTTAGTCTTCCAGCAACTATAGATGTAGATACTAGCGGAAATGCTGCTACTGCAGCTGCTTGGGAAAATGCAAGAACGCTAACTCTCGGGGGAGACTTAACAGGCAACGTTTCAATTAACGGCTCTCAGGATGTAACACTAAATGCAACAGTTGCTGACGGTTCTATTGAAAACTCTATGTTAGCAGATGACGCTGTAGGAGCAGCTGAGCTTGCATCTGATGCTGTGGTAAATGCATCAATCGCAGCAAATGCAGCAATAGATCTAGATAAATTAGACTGGACATCAGAAAGTGCAGTTTTAACAGACTTTGCTCAAGATGATAAACTATTTATTTATGATAAAGATGTTACTACGATTAAATCTATGACTTTGAGTAGTCTTGAAGATGCAGTATTTGGAAACATCAGCGGAGATGCAACAATTGCAGCAGGCGGAGCTTTGACAATAGCAAATAATTCTGTTGAAAATGGAATGCTAGCTGGAAGTATTGCAAATGATAAGTTATCTAATTCATCAATTAATTTTGGTGGTATATCATTAGCGCTAGGTGGCTCTGATACAACGCCAGCATTTAATTTATCAGACGCAACAAATTATCCTACGACGTCTCTCGTTGGAACAATAACAAACGAACAATTAGCAGGCACCATAAGTGACGATAAATTAAGCCAATTAACAACAGCAAACAAAGTATCAGTCTCTGCGATTGATTTAGACGGAGCAACAGCTTCAGGCGCATTAGTTGCTGCAGATTTAATACTTGTAGACGACGGAGCAAATGGAACAAATAGAAAATCTACATTAACACAGCTAGTTTCTTTCTTACAAGATAATACCTCATTAACTTCTTTAAGTTCACTTTCAGGCGTTGGAACAATAACCTCAGGTGTTTGGAACGGTACAGCAATTGCTGATGCTAATGTTGCAAATGACTTAACAATTAGTGGTGGATCTGTTGATAGTTCTATTATTGGTGCAAATGCTCCTGCTGCGGGCACATTTACAACATTAACAGCAAACACAAGCTTAACAATTGGCGGTACTACAACAGTTACTCAAATACTAGACGAAGACAACATGGCGTCTGATTCAGCAACATCTCTTGCAACTCAACAGAGTATTAAAAAATATGTTGATGATCAAATTACTGCACAAGATTTGGACTTTACAACATCTTCAGGCGCAGGTGCAGTTGATTTAGACAGCCAAACACTAGCATTAACAGTAGAAGCAAATAAGTTAATTATAACACACGAAGATCAAACAGTTAAGTTTGACGTAGGATCTGATATTGTACAATTAACTGAAGCTCAAACTTTAACTCAAAAAACTTTAACTTCACCAATAGTTTCAGGTTTATCATTGAGCGACTCTTCTATAGTATTTGAAGGCGCAACTTCAGACGACTTTGAGACAACTTTGTCTGTAGAAGATCCAACTGCTGATAGAACTGTTACAATACCTAATGCAACTGATACTCTTGTAGGTAGAGCTACGACAGATACACTTACAAATAAATCAATTGATGCTGACAATAATACAATTACTAATCTTGAAGTTGATAATCTTAAAGCAGGAGTTTTAGATACAGATTTATCAGCAGTTTCTGCAAATGATGACACAGTAGCTTCTGCAAAAGCTATTAAGACTTATGTTGATGATCAATTAGGAAGATTTGGAGGTATATTCTTAACAGACAAAGCTAATGACAATGGAAAAGAAATAGTAACTACAAGATCTCAAGCACTTGGAATTGACTTTGATTATACTCGAGATGTTATCTTTGAAGCTGCTCCACTTGTTAGATCGCACTTTGGTCCTTTCGCATATAGTTTAAAAGACTTAAGAGACTCATCAGGAGATCAAGGCTCTGATATTGTTTTCTTTGGTGCAACATCAACAGGCGCTTCAGATAGACACTTCTTGGTAATCGGAAGTGGTGCTGACAAAGGTGATACGAAGTTTACAGGAGCACACGAAGAAACGCCATAATCTAATCGCTCTGTTTTTTATCTGTTAAACAAAACAATAATTTGTATAAAAATATATGTGAAACAAACGAAAGTGAAACAGATGAAAAACAAGGCAATATCTGAGTCTATGAAAAAGTTCTGGGAAGAAAAAGGGAAAGACTTTCTTAGCGAAGTAAACAAAAAAAGAAGTAATACATTAAAAAATCAGTGTGTTTATCTTAAAAAAGAAGGTGAAAAGCCTTTTCCTTGCAATATTGAATTAATACTTTCAAAACTTTCTGAAGGTTATTTGATAGTTAGCACAACGAAAAACAAAGAAAAAGTATATAACTATTTCGGGGAAGTTCCGGACTTTTTTTGGGCCGAGAAAAATAAATAGCATAAAATTAAATTACAATAGAATAATTAAGCATATGATTTTGTGGTTAGTTAGACAAACCAAAGAAAGGGATTAACATGTCCGCATTAAAACCAGATGTCGATGGTACTCATGATTTAGGTACTTCGGCACTTAGATGGAGAGCTCTCCATGTAGATACAATTACAACAGCAACTGCTGCCCAAGGAGGTTCAGACTGTACTGTTGGAACAAATTTAGTAGTAACTGGAAACTTAACAGTAAACGGTGACACTACTACTTTAAGCACAACAAATTTAGTTATTGAAGATAAAACAATTACACTTGCAAATGGTGCAGCAGACTCAGCAGCTGCAGATGGAGCAGGAATTTCAGTTGATGGCGCATCAGCAACATTAATTTACGATCATACAGGAACGCAATGGGAATTTAACAAACCTTTAGAAGTTCAAGGTAATGTTTTACCGCAAGCAGATGCAACACATGATTTAGGCTCTACTTCTTTAGGATGGAATGACTTACATCTTGGAAGTGGCGGAGTTATTAACTTTAATGATGGTGACGTAACTGCAACGCATTCAGCAAATTTATTAACAGTTACAGGTGGTAATACTAGAGTTGATAGACTTGAAATTGATAGCGCTGATGATCATATTGATGTAAACACAGATTTGACTTTGACAGCATCAGCTGGAATCGTTCTTGACGCTGTAACAGATATTGTATTAGACGCTGATGGTGATGATATTACTTTCAAGGCAGGCGCCGGCGATTCTACTGGTTTAAAATGGTCACAAAGTAATTCAGGCGATTGGACTAATTTAGTTGGTACTCAAGACAAAGACTTGATTTTCCAAGTTAATGATGGTGGCGCAGCGACTGAAGTAATGAGACTTGACGGTGACGTTTCTTCATTGCTTATGGCAGGAACAAAGAAAATTACTTTTGGTGATGCAGGATCATTTGTTCATCAATCTGCTGATGGTAAATTAGCAATTAGCTCTGATGGTGCTGTTGCAGATGCTGTAGTAGTTACATCTTCAAATGCTGCTGGCGGTATTGATATTGATGCAGGAACTGGTGGCGTTTCAATTGATTCAACAGGAGCTTTTTCTATAGATGGTGCAGCTGCTTCAAATATTTCAGTTGCAACAGACTCTGATGCAGAAGATTTAACAATTTCAGTTACTGGCGATACAAATTCTAGTTTAGTATTAAGCTCATCAGGTACAGCAGCAGATGCTTTAAGTATTTTAACTTCTGCTGGTGGTATGGATATTACAGTTGCAGGTGCAGCTGCTGGTGAAGATTTGGACATAACTTCAAATACTTCTATAAATATTAATGCAACAGAAACGCAACCTAACGCTATAACATTACTTGCTACTAATGGTGGAATAATGTTAGATTCAGCTTTGAAAATCGACATTAACTCTACAGGTGGAGTTATTAATATAGGTAATCAAGACAACAGCCAAAATATTAATATAGGTACTGATGGTGATAGAACAATTAATATTGGTGTTGATAATCATTCAAACACTATTGATTTAAGTGCTCAAACTCTTACTTTAGATGCAGGATCAAGCGGATTTACTATGGATGGAGCTGCTGCATCATCTGTTTCAACTTCTGATGGTGCATTAACAGTTAACGGTAAAACAGGATTAAACCTTCAAGAAGATGGAACAAGCGTTATCGCAATTGACACTAATAGAGACGTTTTATTCTCGCAAACAGGCGGATCAACTGGTGATCCAGACGTTGAATTTGATGGATATGTAAGATTTGATGGATCTTCTGAATTTGATGGCGCAGTTCAAGTTGACGGAACATTAACAGCAAACGCAGCAGTTTCTGTTCAAAGTACATTAACTGTTGGCGAAGATGATACTGGGTATGACGTTAAGCTATTTGGTGCAACTAGTGGACAATATTTACTTTGGGATGAAAGTCGGGACGAGCTAGTTCTTGCTGGTGATACAAAACTTTCATTCCACGATGATTCTTCGTCAGGTGGAGAAAACATTGTAGCTTCTGCTGATGGTCATTTGGAAGTAAACGCAGGAACAACATTAGACATGACAGCTCCTACGGTTGATATTAATGCTACAGCCGTTACTATTGATACTGATACTGTAACAGTAGGATCAGCTAATGCTTCTGATCCTTTATTTGTACTTAAAAATACAACTAATGACGCTGATGGTGCAAGACTAAGATTTGTTAAAGATAAAGGTGCAGCTGGTGCGCAAGGTGATGATGCAGGTGTTATTCAGTTCTTTGCTGACAATGCAGCACAACAACAAACTGAGTTTGCAAGAGTTACTGCAGAAGTTCAAACAGCTACAGACGGTCAAGAAGGAGGTAAGCTTTCTTTAAGCGTTGCTGAGCATGATGGTACAATGACAGCTGGTTTAGTTCTTACAGAAGGCAGTACTGATGGTGTTATTGATGTTTCAATTGGTGCTGGTACTGGTTCGACTACAACAATTGCAGGCAATTTAACTGTTAATGGAACTACAACAACTGTTAACTCAACTACTGTGCAAGTTGATGATAAAAACATTGAATTAGGTGTAGGCTCAGCAAATGATGCTGCTGCTGATGGTGGAGGTATTACTCTCAAATCAGGTGACGGTGATAAAACATTTAACTGGATTAATTCTACAAGCTCTTGGACTTCTAGTGAAGATCTAGACTTAGTCAACGGAAAACACTTGAGCATTGCTGGTACAACAGTATTAACAGCTGACGGTGTTGCAAAGGTACAATCAGGCGTTGCAGGTGCAGGTTTATCTCATACTGATGGTGTGCTAGCTTTAGATATAGACGAATTAAACGCTCTAGGCGGAACGGGTATTGATCAAGCTGATCATTTTGTTTTCTCAGATGGTGGAACTGAAAAGAAGATTACTTTCTCAAACCTTGAAGATGCAATTTTTGCAAATGTAAGTGGCGATGCTACAGTAGCAGCAGGTGGAGCTTTGACAATTGCAGCAGGTGCAATTGAACATGGAATGCTTGCAGAAGATATAATTTCAGGTCAAGATGAACTTGCTCATGCTGATATTGCTGATGCAGATGAGTTAATGATTTCTGATAATGGAACAATTAAACGTGTTGGAGTTGATAGCTTAAGAGATCATTACTTTGGAGTTGTAAGCGGAGATATTGCTGTTGCAGATGGTGGTGCAGCTACTATACAGGCAAATGCAGTTGAAGGATCAATGTTAAACAACAATGTTGTTTCTGGTCAAGCAGAGCATACTGGAGCAATTGACGATACTGATGAGTTCTTGATATCTGATGCTGGAACAATTAAGAGAACAGACTTTAGCGTATTAAGAGACGCAGTTTTTGCTGACGTTAGTGGCGATGCTACAGTAGCAGCAGGTGGAGCTTTGACAATTGCAGCAGGTGCAGTTGAAAATTCAATGTTAGCAAATGATCACATTACAGTTGCAGGCGATAGCGGTAGCCAAGACATTCACCTTAACGATACATTGACAATTAGTGGTACTGCTGGCGAAATTGAAACATCAGTTTCTGGTGACACAATAACTATCGGACTACCAGATAATGTAGATGTTGATGGTACATTTACTGCAGCTGGATTATCTTCTCTTGACGGTGGTGTTAATATTAATGACCAAGTTACTATTGCTTCAAATAACGGAGACTATCTAAGTACAAACGGAGATTTAACTTTAACAAACGGAAACTTAACACTAACATCAGGTGATCTTGAAGTCGGAGGTGATCTAACAGTTTCTAGCGCACTTTCAAGCAACGGAACAGAGCTTACTATTAAAGACTCACACGTTCTTTTTGCTAGCTCTGGCGCGAATAATATTTCTGCCGGCCAGACTTTTGATATGGGTTTTTATGCTAAGAGAGACTCTGCTAGCGCTTCATCTCATGTTGGCTTAATTTACGACAATGAAACTTCTGGAGCAAAGTGGAGACTACATGAAGGCCTTTCAGCACCAAATGGAATTACTGGTAAATTTGATTTTTCTGGGTCTACTGCTTCAACTTTAGAAGTCGGAGGCTTATTAGTTGTAAAAACAGCATCTTCTTCAAATCAAGATACCTCATCAGGAAACTTTACTTCAAATGTAGCTTCTATTTCACATACTTTAACTCTTGATGGTGCATTGGCAAATGAAGCTGCAGAATCAATAACTGTAACGAGCGATAAAGTTTTAGCAACAAGTGTAGTATTAGGAAGTTCTAATAAAAACGCAAACATTAGAATACACACAGTTCAAGCAGGATCGTTTATTTGTGAAATAACAAACAAATCAGGTTCAGACTTTACAGATGACTCTACTATTGTTTTAAACTTTGTAGTAATGTAATAAATAGTTTTATAAATTGACCTTATTTTTATTATAATATTATTGAAAGTGAGGTCAATTATGACTATATTGAAAGAGCATGTCTCTTATTCTGAAGTTCGTCAATGGAAGGAATGCTCTTGGCGACATAAGTTGTTATACGTAGAAAAACTTTCTACTTTTGAAGAAAGTCCTCATTTACATTATGGAACAATAATCCATGATGCATGCGAGCATTTCCTTAAAACAAAAGAGCTTAAAATAGAAGAAGCTAAAGAAAAGATAAAAGTAGCTTGGGATGAACACGGTTTTGACTCAGAAGACTTTATTCAATTGCAAAGTCAAAAAGCACAGTTGCAAGGATGGAAATATAAACACAACAAGCTAAAAGACTGGCTTGATTGGACAGCAGCAAGTTTAAACTCAATACTTTCTTTTATGGATGAAACATTCCCAGGATGGGAGTGCGTTTCAGCTGAGGAAGCTTTGTATGAGCGAATAGATAATATTGATACAAAGTTTAAAGGGTATATCGATTGTATTATAAAAATACCATATAAAGACGACTTTAAGTATTGGGTATTAGACTGGAAGACTTCTAGCGGTAGAGGTTGGTCATTGGACAAGCAAAGAGACTTTAACGTACAGGCTCAAGTAATACTTTATAAGGACTATTGGGGAAGAAAAAACAATATTGAACTAAAAAATATACAATGCGGATTTATTTTACTTAAAAAAGTAAAAACAATAGGTAAATCATGCCAGTTAATTAAAGTTTCAAGTGGTCCTAAAAACCTTGAAAAAGCTTCTAAGTTGGTAAGAAGCATGATAAAAAACGTTGAAAATAAATTTTATTTAAAAAATAGAAATTCCTGCATGTTTTGTGAATTTAAAAATACAGTTCACTGCAGGTAAAGGAAGAGAATAATTGAACGTAAAAACAAAAATACTTTTGATATCAGATCATTTGCAACATAACACAGGAGTTGCAGTACAATCAAAGCACTTAGTTGAAGGCTTAATTGAAACAGGCAAGTATGAAGTTGTACAGCTTGGCGCAGCTATTTATCACGAAAATCATGAACCAGTAAAAGTAAGTAATGACTTAAATATAATTCCTGTCAACGGATTTGGAGACAGAGACACAATTAGGTCTATGCTTGTTTCATATGTTCCTGATGTACTTATTATTTTTTCTGATGGTAGATTTTTCAATCATATCTTTGAAATGGAAGATGAAATTCATCAAGTTTGTCCTATAATGTGGTGGCACGTTTGGGATAATAGGCCAGCACCTCATTTTAACAAGAAAAAGTATGATTGTATTGATAAAATTAATTGTATATCTGATTTAACTTACGATTTATGTAAAATAGTTACATGTAACGACAATAAAGTCGATTATATTCCACATACAGTCCCAGAAAATATTTTTAAAAAATTAACAGAAAAAGAAATTTCGTATCATAAAGAAAAAATTCTTGGAGTTCATAAAGATAGTTTTGTTTGTACTTGGGTCAATAGAAACATAAGAAGAAAAAGACCATCAGATGTATTAAAATCTTGGCAAATGTTTTTATTTAGTTTAGAAGAAAAAACAACAAAAAAAGAAGCAATTCTTATTATGCACACTGATCCTTATGATAGTGCAGGAGCAAACTTACTAGAAGTTGCTAAGTATCTAGGAATATTAGAAAATGTAAGGTTTTCTGATCAAGAGGCAAGCTTTGAAAAACTAAATATATTGTATAATATTAGTGATACAGTTTTAAACATATCACAAGCAGAAGGCTTTGGTCTAACTACATTAGAAGCAATGTCAGCAGGAGTTCCTATTATAGCAACAAAAACTGGCGGATTGACTAGACAATTAATAGATAAAGAAACTTTAGTTATAAACGGAATAGCTCTAAAGCCAGAAGTAACAACAATTTCAGGCACACAATGTACACCTTATCTAAACGAAGACTTTGTGTCTGTAGAGAAAGTATCTATGGCAATTATGAAAATGTATAGTATCGGAAGCAAGAAAAGAAAAGAAATTGGTCTAACAGCAAAGAACTATGTTAATAAAAGTTTTTCTTACAATAAAATGATAAGACAGTGGGATGAATCAATTAGTGAAACTTTATCTTTATGGAAAGAAAATTATAAAAGAATAAAAGTAGAGGAAATTTTATAATGAAAGTAATTATAAGTGGTCCTCTTCTAAGCATGTCTGGATACGGAAATCATGCCAGACAAGTTCTTGACTTTGTTTTTGAAAAGCATAAAAATGACGAAATATTTTGTGATGTGACTAGTTGGGGTAACACTAACTGGAACTTGACAAAAGACTTTTTGTCAAAAAGCGTTTTTGATAAAATAATCAATAATTTTATATCTGAAGCTGACATAAACAGACTAGCAGATAAAAATACTCCCTACTTTAACGTATCATATCAGATATGTTTTCCAGATCAATGGTCTACAAGAATAGCAAAACATAATATTGGTTTTTTTGCAGGAATTGAAACTACAATTTGTTGCGAAAAGTGGATCGATCAAATTAATTTAATGGACAAAGTTGTAGTACCTTCAGCTCACGCTTTAAACTCAATAAACAACGCAGTCAAGCATTACTACTGCCAGAAGCTAGACACTGAAGTCTGTGTTATTCCTGAGTGGTTCTACGATGATTTTTCTATCGAAACTACAGTTGACATATGTAGTCTAAAAGAAGTTAAAACAGAGAACAACGTATTGATCATAGGACAGCTAAACAAAATAAACCCGGAAACTGATAGGAAAAATATTCTGAATACATTAGAAGCTTCAATATTAGCTTTGAAAGGTACAGAGTGGGGAATAATTTTAAAAATGTTTACTGAGAACAATTCATGTTTTGATTTTTATAAAACTAAAAAAATATTAAAGACTTATATCGATCTTACTTTTAAAGATGTAAAATTACCAAAAGTTTATCTTGTTCACGGTAATATGAAAAATAAAGAAATTAAAGAACTGTACAGTAGCAGTAAAGTTAAGTGTTTGGTTTCTGGTACAAGAGGCGAAGGATTTGGTTTAACTTTTTTAGAGGCAGCTGCAAGTGGAATACCTATTGTTGCAACAAAATGGTCAGCTTATGACGAGTATCTAGACTATTATCTTGGTGTAGACTTTGACTTAGTAAATATACCTACATCATTAAGCAATGTAAAAAATGAATTCGAAGTTTACTCAAATATATGGGTTGAAAATTCAAAATGGGCTGAGTTTAACAAGAAAAGCATGATAGATAGTATTATAAAAGTTACAAAAAAAGATTTTAACAGCGTTAAAATATTAAATCAGAAAAAATCTATTTTAAACAAATACTCGAAAAATTCAATAATGTGTATTTACAATAAACAACTTGGCAGGCAATACTAATGTTTTACACTTCAATTGCAATTTTATTTTTAATATCAGTGATTTCTTTGTACTTTTGTATAAAGTTTGCAATGATTATAATAAGCATGCAAGAAGTAATTGAAGAATCACTGGATATTATTGATGAAAAATATAATAATTTAAGTAAAATCTTAGACATTCCTTTATTTCATAACAACACAGAAATAAAAAATGCGATAAGAGAAGTTCAAGAAACTCGAGATGTATTACTTTATATTGCTAACCAACTTGTTAAAGATAAAAAAACTTTAAAAGAAGAGGTTAGCAACATTGAAGTCAAAGAAAACTCGTAAAAGGCAGCTAGATGGCGTCGGCACCTTAGAAGAGTCTAATAGTTTAAAAGACAAAACAGCTGTAAAAAAGAAAAAGAAAAAAAATTATTATTTTGGTATTGATGTTCAAAATAAAATAGTAGAATATCAAATAACTGAATGTATGAAGAAAAAAGAAAAGATTTATGAAGAGTCTATAAATCCAGCATTTACTGAGTTAGTTAACAGCTTAGTCGCTGTTTATGGTTTTAAGTCTTCAAATGAAGATATAATGCATCTTAAAGCAGACTGCGTTTCTTTTCTATATGAAACATTATATAAGTGGAGTCCTGAAAAGAAGTCTAAAGCTTTTTCTTACTTTAATGTTGTAGCAAAAAACTGGTTAACAATCCAGTCGCGAAGACTCTTAAAAAATGTAAGAAGAAGTGCATACATTGATGATCCTCATGCATTATCAGCTGCTGAAAAGTCTGAGTTGTTTGATCAAGAGTATGTAGATGCAGAAGTTGCATTAGCTGAGTCTCTTGTCAGGTTTGATAAAATTATTGAAATGATTACTTATATTGAAGGTCATCTTAAAGATGAAAGGGATATAAGATGTTGCTTAGCTGTCAAAAAAGTATTTAATAGCATTGAAGACTTAGAGTTTTTTAATAAAAGAGCAATATTCGTTTATCTTAGAGAAATTTCTGGACTAAATAGTACAGAGTTAAGCTCTTCTCTTTCTAGCATAAGAAAGATATATAGAAAAGTTGCAGGACCAGACAAGATGTTTGATATATTTGGATAGAAAGGTTAATTTAACATGAGTAATCATATAGAAAAAGTTTTAGATAAAGTTGAAAAAAACGAGAAAAAAGAAGATAGTATTAAAAATTTTGCTGATATTTTAGATAATATTGATTCTCTGGAAGACAAAAAAAAGCTGCTCTGGAAAGAAATATATGAAAATGCTCTTGAAGATAGAGAAAAATCTAAAATGCTGTTTAATGATGCTTATATTTCAATGCAAGGTGGTGTAAATGAGCACATGAACATAGGTGCAATTATGTCAAAATATATTGAAAGAATGAGCAAATCAAACGATCAAATACTTAAACTAGCTGAACTAATAGCTAAAGAAGAAGAAAAGTCAGAAACTATTAGCGAAGATGAAATATTTGGAAAGATAAACGGTTGATAGAATGTTAAGCTCAGGCTTTGTTGTTCATTATATAAGGGACTACTCTGTTTCTTCTATAGAAAAAACAAAATCAATATTAAGTGAATATTTAAGCAGCGGAATTTTAAACCCTAAAGTTGAAACAGGTGATAGTTTAGATAACTTTACTGAAAATTTGCCAATTGGGACTGTTATATGTATTGATATAACAGATACTAAAACAAAAACCGCTTATGTTTGTTTGCCTATGCTTTCTACACACATTTCTCTTCCTGTTAAGCCAGGTGAAATAGTGTGGTTTTATAAAAATCAAACACCTACATTTGATGATACATCTAAGAAAGCGCATCCGATGCTTTCAATTGAAAACTATTGGCTTTCTAGAAAAGTTGGTAGCAGAGTTTCTGAAGATTTGTCTTTTGCTTTTTTATCTCGTGACGTTAGTATAAGTAATAAGCTACAAACAAAAGATACAAACTTAAAAGGCTTAGAAAGCAAAAAAACAGATATAAAAAAAAGAAATAAAAAGTTAAAGATAGAAGAAGACAAAAAAATAAAGCTTCCTGACTACAAAATACCAGAAACTTACACTAACAAATATCCTTTCTTGAAAGACGAAGAAATTTCTAATGTATATAATAATTCTAAAAAAAGCTTAGATGTTTATCCAACAGCAGTGCCTAGATGGAATTCAAAACCTTTTGAATTAACTTTACAAGGATCTAATAACTCTTTAATTAATTTAACAAAAACTTTTTCTAATGAATTATCTCATGAGTCTAGCGGCGCAATTGACTTAGTTGCAGGTAGGCATATGTTAGAAGATTATACGGATTATGAAGAAGAAGACTTTTTTAGTTTAAATGAAAAAGTCGTTCAAAATCAATCAGACGTTGAAAAAAGAAAAATCGATAAGCTATCTATTAACAAGTCTAGTGCTTATTTAAAAATTAAAAACTTAACTGGTGACAAAGAAGTTTTAAAAAACCAAAAATTTTACTTCGGTGAAGATTTTAAAAAAGAAAGCTTAAATGCTGAAGGTGAAAATAATTTTAAAAACGATGCTTCTAGAATTTACATAACTGAATTTGATAATTTGGATAACAACGTCTATTATAATGCTATGAACATTTTGTTTCATAATCAAATAAACATTAGCGCTAGTGAAACTGACTTACTTTATACAGAAAAAAAATATTTTATAGATGAAAAAAATGTCGCTGGAAAAAACTTTCCTTCAACAACAATAAAAAAAAGCACTAGCAGTCTACCTAGTGTACTAATAAAGTCTAATGACATTAGAATTATTGCAAGAAAAAGCAAAGAAAGTAAAGAAAAGTCTTTAGAAGAAGGTTCAATAAGGTTGATTAAGGAAAGTAATAGCTTTTATAACTCTTCTTGTGTTATGCTAGAAAAAGATGGAAAAGTTTTTATAGACGGAAGCATAATTCACTTAGGTAGCTTTCAAAAAGAAGTAGAAAGATCAAAAACTAATTTAGAAAGTGAAGAAGACATACAAAAAATGTCAGGAAATGGATATGGCTTATTGATAGGCTATGAACCTAAACTTTCTGAACCTTTGGTTTTAGGCAATACTTTAGAAGCAATGCTTAAAGAAATGATAAATGTCAACATAAAGTTAATTGATGAAATTAAAAAACTTTCAGATGATTTATCAAAGCATACTCATCTAGGAATTCCAATAACAGGTATATCTGGACCTCCTCAAGTTCCTTTGCCTTATACAAATTTTTCTGGAAATGAGCATAAAAACATAAAAAAAAGATATGAGGATCTTCAAAAAGGTTTGAAAGACATGCTTTCAAAATTTGCAAAAACAACTTAATGTATAATTAATAAATAAAAAGAAAGTCTTTGATATGCCTGTCAAAAATAATTACGAGCTTGGTAGATCTGTAAGTCAGTTAAAAGCAATAAGCGATTGGAAAAATAAAACTGTAGAAAAAGAGTCTAAACCAATCGGTATTAAAACGCCTCTAGAAAAAGGTAATTTAAAAGACGAGACCTTATTTAAGATGCATTTTAATATTCTTGATCAAATAAGAGACAATTTAAAAAATTTAATTATGACACAAAAAGGTGAAAGGCTTGGCTTTCCAGATTACGGAACAAGATTAAGAGCAGTTTATTCAAATACTTCTTTGACTGATGATCAGATAGCAGATTATGCTTCTTTAGAAATAAAAAACGTTGTTAGCAAATATATGCCGAACATAACGTTATCTGAGTTTTACTCAAGTGAAGTAGACAATAATGATTTTTCTAGAGGCGAAGATTTTATTAACAAGCAATCAAGCATTGAAATATCAAGTGCATCTAGCATTGAAACAAAAAACAAAAAAAACAAAAACTTAAATAAACTTTATTTAATAAAAATAATCTTTAGTATACCTTTATTAAATAGCGAAGATAACTCAGTAATTTTATTTATTAATAATGCAGTATAAGGAAAAGATATGCCTTCAAGTCAATTTGAAAACTATTTAAAAAACAACAATACAAAGCAATTTTCAAGCCAGACTTTTTCTGACTTTAGAAATGAACTTTTGCAATACGCAAATACTTTTTACAAAGATCAGATCGTAGACTTTTCTGAAGTTTCTCTAGGTGGAATGCTTTTAGACTTTGCAGCAATTGTTGGTGATTCTTTGGTTTTTTATGCTGAGCAACAATTCAATGAGTTGGATTATGAGACAGCAACTGATCCTGTAAATATAGAAAAACATTTAAGAAGAGCAAATATAAAAAACTCAGTAGCATCACCTTCTTCTGTAAATTGTACTTTTTCAATTGAAGTGCCAATAGATAAAGCCTCACCACCAAGCGATTTAAAACCTGATTCAAAGTTGCTGCCAATAATAAAAAAAGGTACTCAAGTTTCTTCTTCAAACGGTATAAACTTTATTCTTCAAGAAGATGTCAACTTTGCAAATGTTCAGTTTAAGAAGGAAGTAGGTGAAGAAAATGAAGATGGAACTGCATCAACATTGTTTTTAAGTGCTGACGGGTTGTGTATATCAGGAAATATTACAAGAGAAATTTTTGCTTTTCCAGATGAAGAAAAAGACTTTTTTTTGGCAAGAGAACTAAACAATACAGACGTTACTTCAATAATTAGTGTCCTAGATGAAGAAAATAATGAATACAATCAGGTTGATTACTTAACACAAACTACTGTTTTTAAAAAAATAGAAAACTCAAACGAAAACTATTTAACAATTTTACCTTCGCCTAGAAGATTTATAAGAGAAGATTCTTTTCAAACTGGTAGAACTTTAATTAGATTTGGCAATGGCAAAGGAAAAGAAATTAAAGACAATATGTTTTCAAATCCAGAAGATTTAATTCTTCCTATAAAAGGTAAAAATAATTTTTCTAGAATTGATTTAGACCCAAGCACACTTTTAGAAAACAGCACTTTTGGTATATCACCAAAAGGAAGAACTTTAACAGTTACTTATAAGTATGGCGGAGGTACAAGACATAACGTAAGAGATGGATCAATTAATTCTGTTTTAGAAAATCCAATTGTAGTTTTTGCAAACAATAATGACTTGTTAAACGATGAAGATACAAGATTCATTGTTGTATCATTAAGCGTTACTAATAAAAATAGTGCTGTTGGAGGATCAGATCCACTTACTCTAGATGAGCTTAAAGCTCAAATACCAAGTGTAATAAGATCACAGTCTAGGATAATAACTCATGAAGACTTAATTGCAAGAATTATGACTATGCCTTCTGATTTTGGTAGAATAAACAAGGCAGTTGCATTAGAAAACAATGTCAGCGCTGGCTCTGTTGATTTATATGTAATATGCAAAGACAATGAAGGTTTTTATACAGAAGCTTCAGACGCAATAAAGACAAACTTATCAAGATATATAAATGAATACAGACTAATTGGATCAAATTTTAATATCTTAGACGTTCCTGTATTTAACTTTGGAATTGCAATGAAGATAAACGTTAAATCTGGATTTGATCCTTTTGAAGTAATATTTGATGTTAATTCTAGAATAGTTGAAACAATGAGATTTGACCTGTTTCAAATAGGTACGCCAATTAATGTTAATGAATTAATTAAAGTAGTTGAAGCAACTGGTGGTGTTCATAATATTATTACTAATAGGAAGTCTATTGTAGTTTCAAAAACAGAAGAAGATAGCTTTTTTGACATGGATGATCTTACTACAAGACAATATAATAAAAGTGTATTTAACCCTTTAATGAATTATAGAGAAGGCTTGATATATCCTCAACGTGGAGGTTTATTTGAAATGAGATACACAGCTAGAGATATTATTATTGCTGCACAATAAGGAACAAGAATGATTATAATATTAGAACCTCAAAAAGACACTTATGTTACAAATCTTAAAACACAGAATAATGATGCTTCTCTTGCAAATGTCGGTCATGCTGCAACTTTAGATTTATTTAAACTTTACAACGAAAATAAAAATTCACATTCTTGGGCAGTTTTTGAATTTAGCAATACACCATCAGATTTAATAAGTAATGGTAATACATTAACTTTAATTGATTCTGTAGGCGTAAGCAAAACTTTTGAGTTTGATACTGATGATCCTGCAAATGTTGCTGGAGACAATATTCGAATAAATATTAAAGCTGCAAATGACATTAATGATAACAGAACATACGCAGCAACGATAGCAGCCTCTATTAATGCAGTTAATGACTTAGACATAATTGCTTATAGTAATTCAAATAATCAATTAATATTAAAACAGAATAAACCTGGTGAGTCTGGTGATACAAATATTGTTTTTAATATGACAAATACATCACTTAAAAATAAATATATAGACGATGAAGGTGATGCTATTAGAAAATTTGCTAGAATTGAATATAGCAATATACTAATTAAGTTTGATTTAGAGAACTTTAAAAAGAGTTGGAATATAGGTAATGACATAACAGCTGAAGGTGCATTTAATAATTTAAAAGCAGAATTAATATTAAAAGATGTAACAACAGGAATATCAAAGCCTAAAGACTATAGCTTAGAACTATATAGCCTAAATAAAGATTTTGATGAAGGTATAGGAAAAGATACAATATACTTTTCAGATAGTGATACATGCAATTTTAAAGATATATCATCTACTCAAACTTGGGAAGTACAAAATATAATATCTGATGGTGATGCTGCAGCTTTAAGTACAGCTTCATCAACAGGAAACATAGAAAAAGGCGACGAAGACCTAGCTTTTAATATTACAAACTATGTAAAAGCTGAATTAGAAAAAGGTACTGTTGCTGATCCTGCTTTGACTGACAAAGGCTTTTTAATTAAGTTTTTAGATAGTGACATTTATGACAACAAGTCTTATTTTGTTAAAAGATTAGGCAGCAGACATTTAATAAATAAGAAATTTGTGCCGCAGCTAAGAATTAAAATAGATGACTCTTCTTATAATATTCCTACTAACTCATTTAATAAAGTAAGATATCTAGATAGCACTGAAGATTTTTATCTGTTTAACAGAGCAAATGGCTTAAATCAATCTTTTAAATTTCCTGTTGGCTTTGATCCTGATACAACTTTAAAGATGAAAATATCTAGTAGAGATACTGTGCCTGTTGATTTTGTTACATTAATAGCTAATAATCATACTGACAGCCCTGTTACTAATTTTTCTGGTGACCCAATTCCTGGAATAAGAAAAGTTCTATTGTCTGATACAGAGCTAAGTAGATTTAACAGCAATATAAGTGATAAAATTAAAAACAACAAGCTTGAAGCAAAAATTACTTGGTTCTGGGATGACGGCATTAATTCTCATACAATATCAGAAGAGAATACACAGTTTTCTGTAAGTGAAAACATTAATGAAACAAAATATGAAAACCTTGTTACTTCAATAAGAATAACAGAGAATGATTTGTTTGCAAATGACGGCACAAACTCTGTAGAAGTATATTTTGTTGACACTAAAAAAGAGTTTACTGCTGTAAAGGTTCCTTATGAACTACCAAGTGAAAATATCGGTGAAGTATTCTATCAAGTCTATGACGTAGAAACAGGTAATATTTTAATAGACTATGATAATCCAGCAACAAAGATGTTTTATGACGGTGAAAAATACAAGTTTAATTTGTTTGTTCCTAATCTATTTAAAAACTTAAGAATTAACTTTAAATTCAAGTATAAGGATCCGATTACAAATGTGAACAAATTTATCTTTAATAAAAAGTACTCAGTTAGGATAATATAATGGCTTTAGTAAGTGATTCACAAAAAAGTAATAGCTTGTTTTCTCCAAGCAAAAATAGCTTAAGCCTAAGAAAAAGTAGTACGCAAGACTTTCAGGATATTTTAAAAAGTTTAAACATAATTGATCCTGAAAGTCTTTCAAAAGAAGACCTTTCAAATATTATACGTAGAATTGATGATTATAATGGACTGTTTACAACACAGCAGTTAAAAAACATAAAGTATGAAGATTTTTCTGAACATGTGTTTTTTGATTCTGCAGTAAATAAAGTTGCATATGCTTTCGATAGAATAGCAAATATTCCTTATGATAAAGATGAACTAGAAAATATAAAGTTCAATAACAAAACAGAAGGTTATACAAATCATGTTCTTAAGAATTTATATCCAAGCTCTCTAGGCTATATTAATTTTTCAGGTTCAGAAAGAGTCGTTGTTTACGATCAAAAAGGTAGGATATTAAACGACATAAGTAAAGAAAAAAGAAAAGTTGGTACTCTTAGCCCAGATAATCAAAAATTTTCATTTGAGTTTTGGCTAAAGATAGATGCACCAGAAGTTTTAGGAAATCAGGTTTTATTTAAAAAAGTAAAAAATGAAAATAATATTTTAGACGGATTTATTTGTTACATAGAAGAATCAGATGACGTTTCGGACAGCTATTTTAAAATAAATATGCTTATAATAATAAATAACAAATACAGTCTTTCTACTTGCTTAGTAGAAAAAAATTCTTGGCAAAATATTGTAATAAGTATTAACGAAGAAAAAGGCTTTAAGAAGACAAACTTTTTAATAAATGGAATAATAATAGAAGAAAACAAAGTCGCTAGATCAGGAAGTGGAGTTAAGCATACAAGTTTTAGTGAAAACATCAAATCTCTCAACGTTCCCTTTGTTTTAGGTGGTGTTTTTATTCCAAATGATCAAAATAGTTCAGCTGAAAGTGTTTTTACGTGGAACAACGTTGCCTTTACAGGTCTTGTTGGCAAAATAGATGAATTTAGATACTTTGCCAAAATTAGAAGTAGTAATACAATAAAAAAATATATGCATAGAAATATATTTGCGCAAAGAGGTTTAAAACTATATTTAAGAATGAACGAACCAGGCGGAGAATATACAAATAGTTGCCTTGTTATTGACTATTCTGGTAATAAATTACATGGTATTTTATACTCAAAAGATCAACAAAATAATTTTTCTGTAATTACTAATACATCTAGTGTAAAAGAAAACATAAACACACCTTTGAAAAATGAAATTAAGATTGATTCTCCTGTTTTAAATGCAGGATATACAAGTATACAAGCAATAAGAAAAAAGCTTACAGATGTAGCAAAAGAATATGATAAAAACAATCCAAATTTAATTTTTAATTTAATGCCAAAACATTACTTTTTAAATGCATCTGACTTCCAAAATCTTCCAGTGTTTTCTAATGATAGTGAGTACACTTATCCTGTATCTGTTGTAGGTGAAGATGGTTTTTCAACTAATACAAAAAATACAAGTTTAAACTCAACAATACCTGCAAATAATGAGCTGGTTAATATTGTTTTAATCTGGGCAAGATTTTTTGATCAACTAAAACTATACATTTCATCTATAGGTAATTTTTTGAATGTTGATTATGATTCAATCAACAAAGAAAGCGTTATAGGGATGCAAATCCCTATTTTATGTAAAATGTACGGAATAAATTTCAAAGAAATTCTTCCAAGTGCTACTAAAGAAAAACTAAACAATTTTAATCTTTCACATGAAGATATTATTTCTAATATTGGAATTAGAAAAATACAGAACATTTTATGGCAAAGATTTTTAATTAATACACAAGACTTTCTTAAGTCAAAAGGAACAATAAAAAGTGTAGAAAGTACTTTTAATTCTTTTGGAATTGAATACTCAAAGTTTATAGACATAAAAGAATATGCAACTTTTAATGATATTAAGCTTGATAATAACTTTTTTGTATTAGAAAAGAAAGCAAATCTTTTAAACTTTGGAAATTCAAAAGAAATAGCTGTAAGCCCTACTTACACTGATGTTTCTGTTAATGATTTTTCTAATAACAAAACTTTTCTAAATATAGAAAACATAAGGACACACAGCACTTCTAAAAGTGGCGTTGGAGAAGATATTTTTCTAGGCTTAAATATCGACTGGTCTATAGAAATGTTTTTCATGTTTAAGGACACTATTAAAAGTAAAAACATAACTAATGAAAGTGGTTATGGATTAAAACAGTGTTTGTTTAGACTAGACGAAGGAAACGAAAAAAATCTAGCTCTTATCGTGTATTATGAAAACTATGACAATGTAAAAAAAGATTTAGGTAAACTAACAGTAAACATACAGCCTATTAAAAACAACGCTAGCTATAATGTTACAATTGAAATTCTTGATGTAAACATATATGACTTGCCTAAATATTTCTGTATATCACAGAAAATAGATTATAATAATAACTCAATTACATATGATTTGTTCTTAGATGATATAGGAAAACATGACAGCTTAAAGAAAAGTCAAAAGTTATCAAAAACTATAAGTGATATCACTTTAAGAGACGCAAACAATAATATAACAAAAACATTGCAACAAATTATTAATGATGATTTAAATCATAGTTTTCATAAAAACATATTAGACATGAGCATTGGCAATTACAATTACATAAGTAACAATATGCTTACTCACTTAATTTCTAGTGGTGCTGACACTAATTTTGAAGGGCAAATTATCAAAGTAAGAGGCTGGAAAAAGAAACTGTCTAATAAAGAATGCAAGTCTCATTCTGAGAATATTGATAATATTGGCACAGAAAGTAATATTATGCATGACAATGTTATTTTTGACTTTGAATTTAGTGAAACAGTCAGCACAAAGCAAACTCAAAACAACATATCAACATACATAGCAAAAAACAATTCTAGAATATTTTCAAATGCTGACTTTTCTAGCTTAATTAATACATGCAGTATTAAAACAAGAAATACGTCACAGATTAATCAGTTTAATATAGAAAGCTTCTTTATCAAAAAGCAAAATATCAATATTGATTCACCGATTAGATCAAACAGAGTTAACATAGTAAGTTACAGCGAAGAAGAAAATAAAGAGCTTAAAAATAACTTTAACTTTTTTCCATCAAATAACATACCTATTGACTTTAACTACGATGAAGTATCCAGAGTTTCTATAGACATGTCTATTACAAAGTCAATCAATAGTGACATATCAAATATACTTTCAGACTTAAATGGCTTTACTTATAAAATGACAAATTATTTTGGTAAATATGACTACAGCTACAAAGAAATAGAAAGCTTAAGAGATCAATACTTTGAAAAATTTAGTGATTCTATTCTATTGAATTACTCTTCTATCGGTAATATATTTAAATATTTCGACAATATTATGTCTTCTATACTATATGATATTGTTCCTAGCAGCGTAAGATTTGAAGGCTTTAACTATGTATATGAATCACATATTTTAGAAAGACATAAATATCAATATAAAAACTTAAATAGTTGTATTGCTATTAATGATCTAAGTAACAGCGCCAGTTTTTCTCGAGAAACAGGTAAATTTAGAAGAAGTATTGTGTATAATAACAATAGAAAATTAACTTAAATTAGAGAAAAATATGATCAATGAAAACAATCCAATACAGCTAGATGAAAACTCGGTATTTTTTGACAATAGAAATATTTTCTACGAGCATGTAGAAAAGCAAAGCTTTAAAAAGTCTATTTTTAAAAATACTGATCATTTTTTCGACTCAGACAACAATAAAATTACTCAAAAATATAACGTTTTAAATGAAAATACTTTAAACATAAGTCTATTTATAGGTTTTGGTTCTACATACTGTAAAAACAATATTTGTAATAGTGACATTTATAAAAAAGACACTAATTACGGCAAAAAAAGACTAAGTTATTTTAATGATAGTGAAGATTACAAAGGAAATGATTTAAGTTTAAACAACAACTTGTTAATTTTTAAAAAAACTTATGGTCTAGAAAATCCTGATGAGCTGTTTGAAAAAGTGCAAGAAGAGCCTTTTGAAGAAGTTGAAAACATAGAAAATGTTTCCGAGTTTTTTAAAATGCCTTCTGAGCTTAAATATCCCAGGTATTTTAACTATTATTCACTTTCAAGATTAAACTCTAATATTAGCGTTTTCGGAACAATAGAAGAAATTGACGGTACAAGTCTTACAGAAAAATCATTAAAAGGTATCACGTGTGAAATCATCAGTAACGGAACTGATGCAAGAGAAAGATCCATAAACTTTTCAGATAGAATAACACTTCAAGAATTAGAAATAGATGCGAGCAATAGGCAAAAGTACTCAATCGAAAGCTATTCAGATGAAGAGTATGAAGACATAGTAACTGGTGAAGATACTTTGCTGAAAAGATCTTTTGCTTATGTCAACAAAGTCATAAATGGTCAAGTTGTTACAGTTTTTGACACTAGTGATAGTACTTCAAGCTTTATACCTAGACTTACAAATAAGATAATATTCTACACTGAAGACTCGAATACCATTACGCCTTTTGAAGATAGAAGTATTGTTGAAAATAGAGATAATCAAACCGCAAATAGCGATTATAATAAAGGAGACGTTTATCCGTCTCATGGAAACGATAGAGATAATTCATTCGGGTCTGGACCAGATTCTAGTGCATACACAGGAGAGCTTGACTAATGCCAAAGATAAGAAAAAAGTTTATTACAACAGGTATAGATGAAAGCTATTATAGCATTATTAACAATATTAACGATGAATATTCGCATGCTAAAATTAATGATGATAATGATGTAAATAGTGTAGTAATAAAATCAGGTTTACTGTCAAGCTCTAGTGGTAAGTACTTAAAACATGCTAACTCTGAAGCTGGAACTTTACCTTCGGTGTTACAAACAACAGGTCAAATTCTTCAAGATTATAATGACCCGTTTAATGAGACAAATGTATTAGAATATAAAAGTATACTGTCAAACTCAAATGTTGGATTACCACTTGTTACGCTTACTCAAAGTGATGGATCTCAGCAAATAAGTGTAGGACACTATATGACTACAGATTCTAGTCTAATTTCAGCTGGAACTATATCTAAAGAAGATAGTCATTATGTTTCAAAATATGATTTATCAAACGCAAAGATATTCGACAATCCTAATACTTTTAATGATCACATGAAACACAATGGAGTTTCAGGTTCTGTGGCAAGAAGCATTAAATCTTCTATTGATAGTGTATTATTGCAGCAAACAAGATTTAATGAAGAGTATAAGCCCTTCAAAGAAGATTTTTCCAGTTTCTCAATTCCTTACGAAAGTGACTTTTATTATGAAACTATAGACAGTGAGATTTCAAAAAACTACAATCTTGGCAAACAGAGACAAATCAAAATAATACTTGATTTTTCTAATGAAAACTCAGTTGACTTAACTCTTTTAAATACAAAAATGACTTTTAATTTGCCTGATGTTACTTCAAACTACACAGAAGACAATCTTATATCTACAAAGTATATTAATTTTATTGAAGGGGATGCTAAAGCTTCTTATAGCTCACACTTCTTACCTACAGCATACTGGAATTTTAAAAAAAATAGATGGAACTATTTAGATGGCAATTTGCTAGAATTTGACAGTGATCAAGAAAGTAATCTAGATTTAGCTGACTTTCCTGTTACACAAAGTAGTGATATAAAATATTCTTACTTAGGTGCAATAAACAATACGGGTTCTTCTACTACAATAAGTCCAAATTTTATATATAGCGGATCAAGCATACAGAGTCAAGAAATATATGATAAAAATATTAAAAACAATGTCTTATCTGTTTATAACAAACCTATAGTTACTACACCAGGATTTAGACCTGATGGTAGTATGACATCTTCTAGTAGTGGCAGTGATTATAATAAAACTGCTATATCAAAAATAACTAATACATACGGTTTTCCTTATAAACAAAATTGGCAGCCAACAAATGACCAGCTGCTAGATATGTCAAATTATATCGCAAACGACTTTTTGCTAGAAAAAATATCAATTAAAGGCAAGTTTACTTCGCAAGGTGAGATTCCTAACAAAAAAGGTAATTTTTCTAGTGGTTATTCTCAAGAAAGCAATGCATTAAACAGCACAACTTTTAATCAATCCTATGATTACAAGGACAATTTTGAAGACTATATTTCAAATAACTTAACTTTTTTCATTCTTAACGAGAGAAAAGGTTTTAACCACGTAAAACAGGAAATAAATGCTGAACCTTTACAAAGTTACTTTTTCTCAAAGCCATTAAACCTTTCTCAGCCTATAGACTATTACAATGTTAAAGGAAAAAAGCTTGACAGCTACATAGGCAGCTATTCTTCATATGAGAATTTTCAAAATACTCTAAATGTATATAGCCAAATTATTCCAAATACTTTTATATATAGCGTTAACGAGTACAACGAATTAAAACTGAAAAGTAATTATACTATAACTAGTGGTGTTAACAATACAGAAGTTAAAAATAATAATAGACAGAATATATTTCACTTTTTTGAAAATATAAGTGATAGTAGCAATAATGAAACTATAGATTCTGTTTATATAAAGAATGGAGGAATCAATCACTCTTTAGACGTATTAAGTGGTAATGACAATAAAAAATATAATATAAAACTAGAGAGTATTCTTCTAGAAAATAATACTGAGATTTCAAAAAACAATTTTAATTTAAATTCAGGAAGAGAACTTGTTACATACTCTAATTTTTTAATTGCAGGTAAAAAAAATAACATTAGCTTAGATGAAAAAACTCTTATTAATATTGATGAAAAGAAAGTTATAGACTTTAACACAGGTGAAGTCAATATAAACATAAATGAAAAAGAAGAGTTTATAGTAAACAGCATGGTAAAAAGTGCGCACATTTCAGACTACTCTGATGAGTCTATCTATAAAATTAAAAGCAACTTTAAAGAAGAAATAATTTCTAGGCAAGAGGAGACATCATCAGTAAATATAGGTATTCCAAAAGCAGTTGCACAAAGTATTTTGACGAACAACCTTTTTGATTTTGATGGATCAGCTGATAAAGACGGAGACGAATTATTAAGAATACTAGGCATGCCAGATGCAAGTAAAGGATTTGGTGACTTTAATACGTTAACTGAGTATATAAACAACACGCAGAATCATGGTCTTACTGATAATATAATTACTAGTGTCGATGCGGCCTCGCAGACGCTTACTAATGCAAATTGTACTTTTTTAAACAGCATTTTTACGACTACTGTAAAAGATCTTGCTGATGATCAATTAAAAGAAAGTAATATTTTGCTTTACTTTACTTACAGCAACAGTTCAGCAGTTAATAACGAACACTATTCTTCTACTAGCGGACCTTCTTCTGTTAACTTACAAGATTTTATTACTTATACAAAGACTACACATCCTTTAACTGGTAGTGATATAAATACTAACATATTTTTTAATTTAAGGTTCTTAGACCCATTCCAGACTTCTGGAATTTCAGATGATTTTTTCAATCTAGGTTTTTTAGGATTTAACAATAATTACTGGGCAGACTTTGATCCTGCTATTTTGAAAGGAATAGACTACAGCTTTTCATTAAAAAATAATACAAATGATATATGGTCTAGTACTACTAACCAAATTAAATTATCTAACTTTTTAAAATTTATATATATGGGAATATTCAATGCAACGCTATACAACAAAGAAAACGGAGTTGCAATAGAAGACTCAGGCGGCAATTCAAGAACTATTTTTGAATTCTTAGAGTTTAATTTGTCAAACAACACAATAAAAGCTAAAGATATAAACGGATTTAATGCAGGAACTAGCGCAGAATTTAGCTTTTTTGAAACAAAATTTAATCCATACAAGAGCAGTAGTAATAATGAAATTAAAGACTTTTTTGCTGAAGAGTTGGGTGATATAGATATACAACATGCGTTTGTAAAGATTTTTGATATAAGCAACAATTTAAGAGGTCTAACTGAAATTTCACAAGATGAAATATTTTATAACATAAATAACATTTTAGAAGGAAAGTCGCTTGGATCGCCAAACAATTTAGGGATTAGTAACGAAAGAATTGTAGATAGAAAAAGAAACAAAAACTCTAATATTTTAGAAAATGCAGTAAAAACTATTTCTGGCAAAGAAATAAAAAGTAAAAATTCTTTTAATTTCACTGAAAATAGTACGTATTTGCTTAAGCCTGAAGATAACTTGATTTTTGGCGTAAGCTCAAATTGTAATGGTGAGGTTGCGCCAACAGTAGTAACACTACATGATAAACTAGAAATTACTTTAATAGGCAGAGACTTTACTAAAAACAAAAAGCATAGAACAAATGAGTGTAAGTCAATTAGAAAAGTAGTTACAGGTGATAGTAATATTCAAAGAATAGGTAGCAGTGTATACCAAACAGAAGACTCTTATTTCGACAGTGTGTGGAATAAAAGCTCTTCTTTTGATAACTTGAAAGATTTTAACACAAAGTTTGAAATTGGCAAAAACTCTTCTAGGGACTTTGGAACATATACAGGTGTAATAAGCTTTGACAAAGAATTTAACGAAAAAAGCGAAGTTACTTATAAAGCAGACACAGTTCAACCTTCTTTGGCAAAAGTTTATCTGTCAGAAAGTTGTTTAAATAAAAAACAACTATATAGCATAGATTCTCGAGACAGATATGAATTTAATAAAGCTAATAGAAGAAATATTAAACTACCTTCATATAAAATGACTTTTAGCGACAGTATTAAAGAAGAATTTTTGACAGAGTATCCTAATCGATACTCAAAGGTTGAAACAAACTGGCACAAGACTTTTCATATGCAAGTGTATAAAGAGTTTTTTCAAAGTAGTGAAAACAAAAAAATAGTAGATTATTCTTATAATACTTCACTAGCAAAAAGCAATGATATTAAAAGCAATCATTTTGTTTATTTTGATATTAACAGTTATTCAGCTGGATTAAACTATGAAAATCATACATCATTATCAAAAAAGTATATTGAAAATGGTAACAAAACAATTGTTACTGAAGAAATTGCAGACCCTACATCACCTATTATTAATAAAATACCAAGGTACTATAAATCTTTAAAAACATATATGTTACCTTTTTCAAAACATTTTATTGTACAAAATTCTTTAAATATTGAAAATAATTTGTATTCTAGACAGGACAAGTTTATTAGAAATGATATTCTTATACAGAAAAACTTGACAGATACAGCAGCTTTTGACATTGAAAACTATTCTATCCAATACTTGCTTCACGACATTGAGCCTGAGTATTGTGATTTATCTCAAGACGTCAGTTACAGCCTCTTTGGATTAAATAAAATTCAGTACTCTAGCGGCTGGTGCATTGTATTAGAAGTTGATTTGCTTTTATTTGACAGCTTACTTTCAAACCTTAGCAGCAAAGACTACGAGCTTTTTAATAGTAGCAAAAAAGATGTAAACCCAGCTGGTGAAGGCTTTACTGTTACATACTACGAAAAAAATATCTTCCTAAACATTTCAGAAAAGCCACAGACTTTTTCTAGCATTAGTGACATTGATTTGTCAAAAACAGTTACTAAAAAGTTTAAATTCATCAAAAAAACTTATGACAATAGCAGTCCTACAGAGTATTTTTTAGTAGCTCCTTTACATTTCTGGGAAACTGGCGAGCTTGATACTTCAAAGAATTCTGTCAACAATATTTTTGACAGAGAAAAAGATTCATCAACAACAAGTAGTATTGTAGGCTTTGGCAGGAAGTCAAGTCAGTTTAACGACGCAAATAGTTTGGCAAATCCATCTGCAGCTTGGTTTGCTAAATTAGAGGATAATACTAGTATTGCAACTGCAGCTGCAAGTTCTAACATTTATGAGAATTTTCTAATACTAGAAAGTAATGAAAACTATGAAAATAATTTTGTACATCCACCTTCAACACTTAATAGAAAAATAACAATAACAGGACTTAGTTCTACTGCTTTACTAGGTGTTAATGGGCCAATTGCTGGTAGTATTATTAATAACACTTCTATTTTTGTACCATTTAAACAAACTGAGCTAAGTAACAATGCAGAAGCTTCTGCGCAAAACTTAGTTATAACAAGAAATATTATTTTATCTAATTCAAGTAACAGTCAAAAAAAAA